CCCCTTTCTGGTCGCCGTGGTCGGCGGTTCGCTGGGCGGCGGTCGCTGTGGCCGTCCGCTTGCCCTGCATGATAGCGGCGGATTTTTGCGCCGTCAATAGGGCTGTTTTCGTTCCCCAGTCCCCCTTTAGGGGGGACGTGGGGAAGTTTTTTTGCACAAAATTCCGTGGCGTTTTCTGTGCAAATCGCTGTGGCTGGGGGACTATAGGGGGCATATTAGCTTAGCTTATCCGGGGACGATACCGGGCGCGGTAAATACCCTCGGCGGCGGCTCCGGCCTGCCCGGCGGCAGATCGGCAGACCGGCGCGGCAGGCGGTCGCGGCGGCAGATCATCCACCGGCGGCAGGCGGTCGGGGTGGGCGGCTCCGATGGGGGCGGCGGTCGGCACGGCGGGCAGACGGTCGGCAGGACGGCGGGCAGCTCCGGCAGTCGGCAGGACGGCCAGCCATCCGCCAGCGCCGCCAGCCGGGCGGGCGCAGGAGATACCAAACGCGCAGGCCCGCGCAGGAATACCATGCCGCGCAGGCGCACAGGCGCAGCGCCAGCGCGAGCCATCCACCGCCAGAGAGGCCAGCCATCCGACAGCGCCGCCAGCCAGCAGGCCGCAGGAGATACCAAACGCCCGCGCCCGCGAAGATACCACGACGCGCAGGCCCGCGCGAAATTCTAAACGCGCCCGCGCGAGGTACTGGCGGCGCGGCAGTCGTCCTTTGCGGGTTCGGAAGCCCAAAATTTTTTTAGGTAAGGGGTCAAAAAATCGCTTCCGGGGAGCCGGGGCGGGAAAAGTTGGCGGGGGTCAAAAATGCGACAGAGGAAGAAAACGGGGGCGGTTTTGGGCAAAAAAGAAGCCGCCTATGCGGCGGCTGATGACGAGAAAGGCGGGCGGCTGTATATATGGAACGGGCGGGCGCTCGCGTATGCGCGAGGGGATGCGGGCTGCGCAGAGGTCGGCGGCGGTGAAGCATCTGACGGCGGGTATCATTTTCGTGGCATCACGAAAATGGTCAGAGGGAGAGCGGGACGACGATGCCGCACCGGGAAATAGAAAAGCGGAACTGCCTACAGTCTGTTGGCAGCTCCGCTATTATTCTTTCTGTTCCAAATCGCCGGTGAGCCATTCAAGGGAAACGCCGAGGACGCGGGCGAAGATGGCAAGCTCATAGTCGGTCACGAAGCGGTCGCCGGTCTCGATGCGGCTGATGGCCTCCCTACCAAGACCAACACCGCAGACCTGCATCTTGGCGGCGAGGGCATCTTGGGAAAGCCGCTGGGCCGTTCTCGCCTGATGTATTCGGTCGCCGGAGATATTGGCCCGCCCGGAGTAATCATATATTTTCATAAGCCGTCCCTCCTGTTCTGCTTGACAATACCATTTTTTATGGATAATCTTGTAATAAAGATTTACAAAATATAAGAAAGCAGAGAAAAAAGTAGAAAAGATTTACAATATGCCGAAACGCGGACACGGGCGCGACACACAAATGTGAGGCGGCAGACTGTATCGCAGCAGAGTTGTTTTTTGAATAGGCGTAAGCTGGCCGGGACGAGCGACCGGCTCAAACCAGCTTAAACAAGCTCAAACCATAAAAAACGGAGAAAGGATGAAAGAAAATGACAAGGGAAAAAGACAGGCGGAGGTGGAGCCTGCGGCGACTGGCGGCGACGGCGGCGGTCGTTGCGCTGTGCGTGTTGCTGGCCGGATGCGGCGGCGGGGACACAGGCGACAAGATCAGCGCACCATTTGAAAGCGGAAAGTGCAAGGGGATGGAGTTGGAGGTCGTCAAAAGCCAACTGGCAGAAGCGGGCTTCACCAACATTCAGGAAAAGCCGCAGGAAACGGCAACGGAATTTCTTGCAGACAGCGTTATCTCGGTGAAGATCGGCTCGAACACAAGCTGGAACAGCGCCAACACATGGAAGCCGGATACAAAGATCGCCATTGAGTATTACGCCTATACGGGTATCCGGCATATTGATGTGACTATGGATATTGCCGTGGGCGGTGAGGATGGGAAACCAGTATTTACCGTGCAGACCAGCTTACCGGACGGAACGAAATTGAGCGCAGAACTTTCCTACAATGACGAACTGGCGGGCGGGCGCGAGGACTATGTGGAGACGCAGACCATCACGGTACAGGACGGCAAAGCGCAGACCGCGCCATTCACAAAGGACGGAGAGATGCTGACGGGGCAATACCGCTTTGGCGTGGTCATGTTCCCGGCGGAGCAGAGCCAGCAGGTGCAGGAAATCGTGGGTGCGTCCGGCGAGGCCATGCGTGGTGCGCTGGTGGAAAAGGACGGAGACTACAGCTATATCGCCGCGTCGATGGAATACACATCCCATGTTGCGGAGACCGTTGAGAAGATCAGCGAGGAGGAGCTGCGAGAGAAACTAAAGACTGCGCTTTCCGGCTTTGGCGACGACTGCACCATCAGCAAAGATGGGTATGTTTACACCGTGAATGTGTGGCAGGAGGGCTTGGCACAGACGGCTATGCTCGCACAGACCGGTGACAAGGACGCGAAAGAGGCATGGGATAAAATCGTATACACAACCATGCAAGCCTCGGACAGCCTGCAAGAGCTGCTGACGGCCAGCGGGTACGGGGACTACATGGTACAGATACAGGTTTTGAACGACAAAAACCACGATAACACATTGTTGACGGTGACCATGGGAATGGCATCGTATAACTGCGTTTCCTAACCAGCGAAAAATTTTTCGGGATTAGCAACTTCCGCAGGTTTTTCGTGATAATATCATACCGTGGAATAAAGCCCGTGGCGGAAACGCTGCGGGCTTTGCCGTTGGTGCGTCCTGCGCCGGTCGAAGCCCTGCGTTCCTACGCGGGGTATTTCCGTAGGCCGGGCGGGATGTACGACTATCTGGAGGTGTGAAATGCCGAAGCGGAGCAAGTCGCGCGACACCGCCAAGGCTGCATACATCGCCCGCAAGGCGGCGGGCGAGGAAGTAAGCCTGCGGGAGCTGGCGCAGGAGCAGGGTGTGAGCTATCAAACCCTGCGGAATTGGAAAGCAGCGGACAAGTGGGATGAAGCTCTGCCAAAGAAGCGGCGGGGCGGTCAACCGGGAAACCGCAACAGCGTGGGAAAGAAAAACGCTGCCGGAAGCCATGCGGGCGCACCGGCGGGAAATAAGAACGCAGAAAAGGACGGAGCGTACAGCGCCGTCTTTTTTGATATGCTCTCGGACGCGGAGCGGGAGATCGTACAGCGCACACCGCTGGGAAGCCGCGCCGCGCTGGAGCATGAAATGCAAATCCTGAAATTCCGGGAGCATAAGATACTCGCCAAAATCGCGGAGTATGAGGCAGCCCCGGAGGACAGCCTGTACATCAACAGCCTAATGGACATGAGAGTGCCGGGCGGACGCGGCAAGGACAAGCAGGACGGTGCCTTACAGAGCATGGGAATGTACAGCAAGGACAGCGCGTTCAGCCGTGTGCTGAAATTGCAGGAGGCACTATACAAGGTGCAGGGCCGCATCGCCAAGATTGCGGACAGTCTGCGGGCGCTGGAGGAGAGCGAAAAGCGCATGACGCTGGAGCGGGAAAAGCTGGAGCTGCTGCGTATGAGAGCCACCGGCGCGGTGGATGTACCAGACCCGGAAACGGATGGAGAGGACGCAGAGGAGATGGCATAATGGAAAGCATTTTAACAATCCTGCTGGGCGGTGTGTTGCTGGCTGCGGTTTTGCTGGGTGGGGCGCTGGCGGTTCCGCATCCGTGGGGGATTGTGCCGACGGCGGTGGTCATAGCTGGATGGACAGCGGTGTGCTGCTTTCTGGCAGTCACGCAGTTGGAAATGCTGGGTATGCTGGTCACAGCGATTGCGGCAATCTTCACAGCGGTTCGTCTGGGGAAAGGGCGGTAGATGAAATGACACTCTACACAAGCAAAGTAGTGGCCCAGTGGTTATGCCTGACGGAGCGGCGGGTGCGCCAGCTTCGGGACGAGGGCGTGATCGTGGAGGCCCGACCGGGGCTTTACGAGTTACAGCCAACAGTGGCACGGTACATCACCTACATCGGAGGCGCGGGCAAGGAAACGCTGACAAACGAGCGCATGATGCTGACGCGGGCAAAGCGTGAGGCGGCGGAAATGGAAAACGACCTGCGGCGGGGTGAGGTACACCGCACGGCGGACATCGAGCGGGGCATCCAGTCCATGTTCCTGAACATCCGCAGCCGCTTTCTGGCGCTGCCCGCCAAGCTCTCTCCCACCCTGTCCACCATGGGCGGAGATCAGACGGGTATCTTCGACGAGCTGAAAGGGGCCATCGAGGAAATTCTGGAGGAAATGAGCGATTACCGGGTGGCCTTTGCGGCGGAGGACGGTGAGGACGATGGAGAAGCAGAAAAAGAAACACCCATGTAGCGGGTGCGTGTGGCGGGTGCAGACCAGCGAGGACAAGGTGCTGTGTATGTTCCATCGCTGCGTGAGAAAAGAATATGAGCGCTACTGGCCGCAGGGGAAGCAGAGCGATGAAAAAGCGAAAGATCATTGATCTGCCAAAGCCGACGCTGGAGCTGTTGGCACGGTGCGCGGCGGTGCTGAAACCGCCCCCGGCTTTGACGCTTTCGGAGTGGGCAGACCGATACCGGGTGCTGTCGGCGGAGAGCAGCGCGGAGCCGGGGCGCTGGCACACGGACAAGGCACCATACCAGCGGGAGATCATGGACGCAATCGGCGACCCGCACATCCGCAAGGTGGTGATCATGAGCGCGGCGCAGATCGGCAAGACCGACGCTTTCATCCTCAATCCGCTGGGCTACTACATGGACTACGCCCCGGCTCCCATCCTCGTGATGCAACCGACGCTGGACATGGGACAGACCTTTTCCAAAGACCGGCTCGCGCCAATGATACGGGACACGACGGAGCTGCGGGACAAGATCGACGTGAAAAGCCGCTATTCCGGCAACACCATCATGAAGAAGAATTTCCCCGGTGGCCACATCACCATCGTGGGCGCGAACAGCGCAACGGGCCTTGCCAGCCGTCCCATCAAGGTGTTGCTGGCGGACGAGGTTGACCGCTACCCGGCCAGCGCCGGAACGGAGGGCGACCCGCTATCCTTGGCCCAGAAGCGACAGACGACCTTTTGGGACAAAAAGACGGTGATCGTCTCCACGCCGGTCATTAAGGGCCAGAGCCGCATCGAAACGGAGTTCAACCAGTCCACGCGGGAGGAATGGAACGTGCCATGCCCAGAGTGCGGGGAGTATCAACCCCTCGTGTGGGCCAACGTGGTATTTGACAAGGACGACCCGCAGGGCGAGGTGCTGTATAAGTGCGAGCGCTGCGGCGTAGTGAACGGAGAATACCAGTGGAAGCAGGCAAGCAAGCGCGGTCGCTTTGTGCCGGAGAACCCCGGCGCGGAGGCGCGGGGCTTTCACCTGAATACGCTGGCCTCAACGTTCTGCTCAGAAATTCCTTGTGGCAAAGGAACAGCTTGATCAAGGAAACCCGGAGGGCATGAAAGTCTGGGTGAACACGGAGCTGGGCGAAACGTGGGAGGAGCAGGGCGAGCAGGTGGAGGATGCCGCACTGCTGAACCGGCGGGAGCTGTACGACGCAGACGTGCCGGAGGGAGTGCTGGTGCTGACAGCCGGTGTGGACGTGCAGGACGACCGCTTTGAGGTAGAGGTGGTCGGCTGGGGCATCGGCAAGGAGAGCTGGGGCATCCGCTACCAGAAGATATACGGCGATATGCTGAAAGAGCAGGTATGGCAAGACCTCGATAATTTCCTGCTGGGGGGCTTCAAGAAAGAGGACGGGACGGTGCTGCACATCATGAGCGCCTGCATCGACACCGGCGGACACCACACAGATCAGGTATACCGCTTCACGGCGGAACGGTGGGAGCGAAAGATATGGTCGATCAAGGGCAAGGGCGGCGCGGACGTGCCATATATCCGAAATCCCACCACCAACAACCGCGTAAAAACGCCGCTGTTCATCATCGGCGTGGACGCGGGAAAGGCCCTGCTGTATCAACGACTGCGGCATGAGACCAAGGGGCCGAACTACTGCCACTTTCCGCTCAATGAGGAAGCGGGCTATGACGAGCAATATTTTATCGGCCTGACAGCCGAGAAAATGGTGGTGCGCTGGCGCAAGGGCAGAAGTGTTGTGGCGTGGGAGCTGAAAGACAGCAAGCACAAGCGCAACGAGCCACTTGACCTGCGCAACTACGCTACGGCGGCGCTGGAGATCGCCAACCCCATTTTGCAGGAGGGCGAGATCGCAAAGCCCATCAGAAAACGTCCGGCAGGCCGCCGGAGGCGAGGAGGGATTTAATTGGCAGTCTTTACGAAAGAAATCTGTCAAAAGAAGTTGAACACATGGCTGGCGGCGGAGGAGGCCATCGCCACCGGCCAGAGCTATCAGATCGGCAGCCGTATGCTGACGCGAGCCGACTTAAAGCAGGTGCGTGAGGAAATGGAATATTGGGCCGGAAAGCTGGCGGAGGCGGAGGCAGAGGATAAGCACGGCGGGCGAAACCGTGCCTATCGTGCCGTGGCCCGCGACGTATGAGGAGGGAGCGCATGATGAAACCGAACATCCTTGACCGGGCAATCATGACCGTGGCTCCCGTCCACGCGGCGAAGCGGGCGGCGGCGAGAGCCGCGCTGAGCGTGATCAACAGCGGGTACGGCAACTACGGAGCCAACCTGACGAAAAAGAGCATGAGAGGATGGATGTACCACGGCGGCAGCGCCAAGGAGGACATCGAGGACAACATCGACATTCTGCGGCAGCGGAGCCGAGACGCTTACATGGGCATCCCAACGGCCACGGCGGCGCTGAAAACCATGCGGACGAACGTGGTGGCGGGCGGATTGATGCCTGCGCCGCAGCTCGACAGCGACTATCTGGGACTGGACGAGGCGGCGGCGGAGAAGCTGCAAGCGCAGATTGTGCGGGAGTTCGCCCTGTGGGCGGACACGCCGGTATGCGACGCAGAGCGAATGGACAACTTCTATCAGCTCCAGCAGCTCGCCTTTTTGAGCTACCTGATGAACGGCGACACCATCGCCCTGCTGCCAATGAAGCATCAGGCGGGAGTGCCGTATGACTTGCGTGTGCGGCTGATCGAGGCAGACCGGGTATGCAGCCCGGATGGCTTTGACAGGCTGATGCCATGCACGGTGCAGGGCTACGAGGTACAGAACATCGTGCAGGGCGTGGAGACCGACGCGGACGGTATGGTGACAGCCTACTGGATATGCAACCGGCATCCGCTGGGCAGCAACAGCGCCGTGGACGCGGCGGGGCTGACGTGG